CGCCGAGATCGTGATGGTGTTGGCCACGTCGTCGGGCGTGATCGTCACGCCCGATCCCGCCACCAGCGCCGCGGCAATGGTGTCGCGCACCACCTCGGCATCCGTGGTGCCGCCGGTTGCCGATATCGTGATGGTGTTGGCCACGTCGTCGGGCGTGATCGTCACGCCCGATCCCGCCACCAGCGCCGCGGCGATGGTGTCGCGCACCACCTCGGCATCCGTGGTGCCGCCGCCACCGGCGCCACCCGCCTCCGCCCGCCCCGCGAAGGCCGAATGCAGCACCACCGACACCACCGCCGCCGCGGTGAAGGCCACCGCCGCGCCCGTGCTGCTGGCAACCAGCGTGCCGCGGCTGAGCGTGCGGGTGGCGTGGTTGTAGACGCAGTCATCGCGCGTCTCCCAGGCCGTGCCCTCGGTGATGCTGATGCCCAGGCTGAGGCCGTTGTGCGCAGCGCCCAGGGTGACAACGGGCTCACCGGCCGGGGCCGCGCCCACGGCCAGGGCGCCTGTGGCACCCGGCGCGGCGGTGAGGAGGAACTTGACGTGGTCGAGGTGAGCAGTCATGGCGGGTGGGTGGCGTGGTGGGCGGCTTTAGGCCGCGGGGCCAGCGGCCTGGGGCTTGTCGGTCTGCGCGGGCTTCTTGGCCTGCGCGGGCTTCTTGGGCGCGGTGGGCGCAGGCTCGCCTTCGCGCTTGGGGGCGGGGGCCGTGAACTCGGCACAGCCCAGCTCGTCGACGAAGTGCTTGGCGGTGGCGTCGTCGCAGCGCAGCAGGTCGCCAGCGTCCAGCGCGCCGTGCACCGAATTCCAGACTTGCCGCGTGAATCGAATCTCTTGCATGGCGTTTCTCCCGTGCAGGTGAGGCCAGCCTGAGCCGCAGGGGCCCAGGCTGGTCAAGCATCAAGGCCGATCAGGCCGGGACAAGCTGGCCGAAGCGGATGGCCGCAGGGCGCTCCACTGCCAGCGCACAGCGCCGCTCAGCACGCACGGTGATGAGGTTGCGGGTGAAGTTGTCGCCGTCGCTGTCCGACAGCTCGACGCTGACGGCTTCACGGCGGTAGAAGGTGGCCGCCTGGCTGAGGTTGGCCACGTACACGGTGCCCGCCGCGATGGCGTTGCTGGCCACCACCGGCACGTCCCACAGCATGGGGGCCACGCTGGCGCCGGGGTCGCCCAGCAGGTAGCGGCCCTGGCTGTCCTTGGTGAGGCGCATGGTCCACCAGTCGCCGGGGTTGACCATGATGGCGTCGGCCGGGTAGTCGCCCACGGCTGCGTCGCCGATCATCTTGCCGATGAGGTCGAAGCGCTTGTTCTCCAGGCCCAGGGCCGTCAGGCTGGCCGCGGTGTAGCCGTGCGCGGTGAAGTTGCCGGCACGCGAGAAGCCTTCCATGTTCGGCGAGGTGCCGTTGCCGCTGATGATCTGGTTCTCGACCCGCAGGTCAACACCGTAGATCATGCGGGTGTTGATGTACGCAGCGAGCATGGCGTTGTCGGCGGCGAGCTGCTTGCTGATCTTGAGCCAGTGGGCCACGGTGGCCATGGGCACGGTCTTGAGCTCGGTGGTGACCGAGCTCTCGGGCTTGACGGCGGCCTCGGCGGTTTCAGCCGCAGCGTTCACGAAGGTGGCTTCGCGCACGAACTCGATGGCAGGCGAGGTGGTGGGCAGGCTGTTGAGCATGGCCTCCAGCCGCAGCATGCGGAATGCACCGCCGACGATGCCGGGCCGGCGCGCGCTGTCGGTGTTGCCCACGGTGTTGGTGACGGTGTTCTTCACCTCGGCGGTGACGCGGCCCTTCATGTTGTTGGCACGGAAGGACTCCAGCTGGCCCGACACGGACTTGAGGAAACGGGCCGCGACAGAGTCTTCGCCCTTGCGGCTTTCGTCGCCCTCTTGGCCCTGGATGGCACCGCGCTGCTCCAGCTGCAGCAGGCGCTCGGCCAGGCCCTTCTGCTCCAGGCCCATGTTGTGGATGGCCGTCTTCGTGTCGTCGGCCACCTTGCCCAGGGTCTTGAGCTCGCCGTCGGCCTTGGCATCCCAGGCCTTCAGGCGCTCTTCGATCGAATCCATGGCCTTGAGGAGCTGGTCGACGTTGCCCGGCGCATTGGCCAGCAGCAGGCCGCCCGCAGCAGCGTCAAGGCCGCCCAGCAGGTAGGCCACCAGCAGGACGGCCGCGGAGGCAAGCAGGTGCCGCCAGGTGGGGGCACGCAGGCCCAGGATGTGGATGAGGTTCACAGTGGTTGCTCCAATGAAAATGGGCCGCATCTGCGGCCCGTTGGCATGTGCTGGCGGGGGTGCCTCAGCCGAGGCGGCCCGCCAGGCGGTTGATGCGCTCGGTCAGCGCGTCGATGTGCTTGGCCTCGATGGCGGCCGGCGTCTCACCGGGTGCCACCAGGACGCCACGCATCCGGCTGATCAGCGCGCACGCGGCGCTTTTGCTCAGGCCTGCGACATCCCGCAGCAGACCCTCCACGTCGCGCACGGTCTCGACAGCGCCGATGAGCTCGATCACATCGGCGCCGCCCTTGATGCTTTCAGCGTCCACCTGGGCCGCTGCGTCGGCGGCAAAGACCACCGGCGAAACCTCGACCAGGCGGCTCCACTTGCGGATGACGCGGCCGGTCTCGGTGGTGTCGTAGTCGCCTTGCTTGACGTAGCCGCCGATGCTGAGACCGTAGATGGTGCCGTGGCGCATAGAGGCGCCCAGGTCGGCCGCCTTGGAGTGGCCGGGCGTGAGCTCGCCCTCGACCCACAAGCCTTTGTCGTCTTCCTTCGCGCGCAGGTACTTGCCCACGGGCACGCTCCAGTCGTGCTCGTAGAACATGCGCGGCAGGCCGTTGAGGCGCAGCGTGCTCTCGAAGGCGCCCTTGATGATGGTGTCGCCGTAGCTGTCGACCCCTCCGAACACGCTGGCATAGCCGGCAAAACGCACGGCGCCGCTGGAGCTGTCTTCCAGCTTCAGGTCGACGTCACTGAGCTTGAGGTGCTTGCGCAGGATCACGGGGGCCTCCGGTGTTGATGCGTCCCATCATGTGCAGGGGGACCATTTGAGATTGCACGGTGAGCTGGTCAGCCAGCGGGTCGGTGCTGGGCGGGTCGTTCTCCAGCGCCCGGCATTCGTTGCGCGTCTTCAGGCCGTTCTGCACCTGCAGGGCATACAGCTCACCGCGGGCCTTGGCGTTGGTGCGCAGCATGGCGTCGTGGCTGAATTCGCAGGTCTTGCGGGCGCGCTGCGCAGGCGTGAATACGCGCTTCTTCAAAGCCTGCTCGATGCCGACGAGCAGGGGGCGGATGGCCAGCTTGTGCCAGCCGTCGACGATCTGCTCGATGCCGCTGCCCCAGGCGGTGACGTTGGCGTGGTGAATGAGCACAGGGGGTACGTCGTACCAGCGGCTGAACTGCTCGACCCCGTAGCGCCGGCTTTCCAGCAGCTGCTGCTGCTCGGGCGTCATGCTGATCTGCTGGTACTTCATCTGCGCCTCAAGCAGATGCAGCCGGGCGGTGTTGCCCATGGCCATCTCGCCGAAGCGATCCAGCAGCGCCTTGCGCTGGTCGGGCTTGAGCACGCTGTCGACCATCAGCACGCCAGTGGGCTTGCCGGCGTTGCCCCAGGTGTTGGACGCGCTTTGCACCTGGCGGATGGCTTCGTTCAGGCCGGCCCGCATGAAGCTGAGCTTGTCGGCCCCCATGGTGCCGTTGCCCAGGTCGCGCAGGTGCAGGACGTTCTCTTCGGCCAGCACGGCCACATCGGAGCCGAGCTGGTAGCGATAGACCATGCTGCCGTCGGGCAGGATCTCGGGCTCGACTTGGTCGGCCGGCATGGGCACAAGGGCAACGGCCTCGCCGTCCGGCGCACGCTCGATGCGGGCATAGGCGTTGCCGCGCAGGTCGTGGTTCAGCAGCATGCAGCGCCAGAAGTCGTAGGGCGTCATGCGCCCGTTCGGGCTGCTGGTGAGCACGCCGGCCAGGCGGCTGGTGCGGTCCAGGCGCTTGCGGCCGTCGCCCAGCTCGTCATAGACGAACAGCGGCAAGCTGGCCACGGCCTTGGCACGGCGGTCGACGCAGGCCCACACGGCATCGATCTGCAGCGCAAGATCGGTGTCGGCGGGCAGCATCTCTTGCACCACGCTGGAGGCAGGCACGCTGCGTTGGCGGCCGCGCCGCTCGCCCAGGGCGCCACCCACCCAGCCGAACCAGCCGAGCACGGTGCTGATTTGAAAGACGGCCATCAGGTGGTCCGGTTGTAGATGAAGTCGTCGATGGACGGGCCCGTGGGCGCCACCGCGCGGCTGAGCGCCGTGCACAGCGCGCTGATGCCATCAATGCGCCCGTTCGGCCGGCTGCGGCGCTTGTCCGGCCGGAAGTTTTCGTTGCTGTCCATGAGCAGTGCGGTGTTGTCCGCGCAGTAGCGCAGCACAGGGTTGCCGCCGTGGTGCAGGCGCCTGCCGTACACCAGCAGCTCCAGCTGCTTGGCGCCGCCACCCACACCTTGGGTGGTCTGCTGCACCTCGACCATGGGCACGCCGGCATCCATCAGCTCGGTGGTGGTGGACTGGGCATTCCAGCGGTCGTACCCGATCTCCACCACGTCGAACAGCACGCAGGCCTGCTGCACGGTGCGCTTGACGGGCAAGTAGTCCACCACGTCACCCGGGGTGACGGTGAGCCAGCCCGCCTCGGCCCAGCGTTTGTAGGGGGCGCGGTCGTCGCCCTCGTCTTCGTCCAGCTTGGCCTGCGGGGCCCAGAAGTGGCACAGGACCCGCCAGGGCTCGTCGTCAGCATCGGGCGGGAACACCAGCACGAAGGCGGTGAGGTCGCGCGTCGAGCTGAGGTCCAGGCCGCCGTAGCAGCGCCGGCCGGCCAGGTGCTCGGGCAGCACGGGCGCAGCGCCTTGGTCCCACACCCGCATGTCGAACCAGCCGCCTTCCTGGCCGACAAAGATGTTGAGGTCCTTCGTCAGGAAGTTGGCACGCGCACTGGGCAGCGCCTGGGCCTTGCGGGCCTGGGTCTGCATGTGGTGCAGGGTCTTGATCGTGCCCAGGCCCGGGTTGGCTTTGCGCCAGGTGGCCAGGGTGTAGGGGTCGTCCCCTTCGTCCGCGGCGTACCAGTAGCCGAAGAAGCTGTCGTCCTCGATCTCTCCCTTGAGCACGCGCTTGAGGTAGTCCAGCAGCTCGGTGCAGATGCCGTCAAGGATCCAGCCCGCCGTGGTGATAGCGCTGAGCAGGGGCTGCCGCCGGGCGCCCAGCGCGCTTTCCATCACGTCCCACAGGCCACGGGTCTTCTGCGCATGCAGCTCGTCGAACAGGATGGCGTGAGGGTTGAGGCCATCCAGCGCGTCGTCGTTGGCAGGCAGCGGGCGGAAGAGCGCGACATGGTCCAGCCACATGGCTTCCTGGTTCTTGCCCTCCATCAGCTTGATGCACCGCTGCAGCCGAGGCGACTGGCGCAGCCAGCGGCGCACGTTGGCGGCGGCCGGCGCATACACCGTCATGGCCTGTTCGCGCGTGGTGCCAAGTGCGTATACCTCGGCCCCAGCCTCGCCATCCATCATCCACAGGTAGGCGCCTTGAGGGGCTTTCCAGGTGGACTTCCCATTCTTTCGGGGCACACCCTCCAGGCCCCGCTGAAACCGCCTCGGGCCCCCGGGGCCGAGCTTCCAGCCGTAGAGCACCACGGTCCAGAAGCGCTGCCATGGGTCGAGCAGGATGGGCTCGCCCGCCTGGCTGCCCTTCACGTGCCGGAACCACCGCTCGATGAACTGCACCACGTGCAGGCCTGCAGCAGGGTCGAAGTGCAAGCCGCGCGCCGGGCCCTCGACCAGGTCGCGGTAGTGACGCAGCACGGCACGCCACACCCACTCGCCCACGGCGATCTCGCCGCGCAGCACCGGCAGGCCATAGTCGAGATCCCAGCTGGCGGGCTGCGCAGGCGTCAGTGATGCGAGCTGCGCGCGGGTGAGCTTGCGGCGTGACCCACCAGCTCGCCGAAGAGATCGTCCTGCCGGTTGTCGACGCCGGCCTCCTTGCGCACTCGGGTCAGCGACGGGATGGTCAGGCAACACTTCGGCAGCCATTGGCCAAGCTCCATCTTGAGGCGCTTCTCGTCCTCCGCCCAGGGCGTCGGCGAATGCCAGCCACTGCGGGCCTGCTGCGTCCGGCCCTCGTCCTCGCACTTGCGCACCGCGGCCAGCCAGTCGGCATAGGTCCGCACGATCACGGCCAGCGGCAGCGCGGCGGTCAGGTGCTCGATGCCAGCCTCTCGCAGCCGCGCACACAGGTAGTCGTATACCTCCCGCTCTTCGCTCGTCAGCCGGATCAGCGGCGGAGGGTCAGGCGAGACCACCGCAACGGCGGTGGTCGGCGCCCCCGGTTGCTTGTCGACGATGGCATCCATGTCCTGTCCCTTGCGCCTGGCGCCTGGCGCAGGCTGCGCTCCCATCCCTCGAACCCCCAGGGGGGTCTTTTTCCCTCCCCGCAAAACTGTGGT